AAGTCATTAAAGAAAGGTGATCTTGAAGGGGCAAAAGGTTTCTATGATGATGTAGTTAAGAAAGGTGAAAAAGCCAATGAAGATATTAAGAATATTTGGTTAGGTGAAAATGGATGGATACGAAGTTCATGGAGATCCCTGGATGGTGTTAATCAGCAGTTTGAAAAGATGCGAGATCATGCAGCAGGGATAAATGATGAATTTGGTAAAACTCCAGATCTATTTAAATTACCTAATAACGTAGTTACGTTAGGTGAAAGGGTAGCTAAACTTGCACCTAAGTTAAAACAGGTTACTCTTGCAGGAATGGAAGGGCCAGAAAAATTTGCTAAAGAATTAGAATTTGATATAGCTGACCCTGAAGAAATTAAAACTAAACTTCAGGAAAATATTAAAAAGTTAAATGAAAATATTCAAGGAGCATTATCAGGTAAGTTTAAAACTGATCCTAAGAAATTAACTTTTTGGATTAATACACTTGAGGGTCATAAAAAGTCATTGGCTGAAATGAATACGCTTACTGATGCTGCTTTAAAGAAACATGATAAATCAGTATCCGATTGGAATGAGAAACAACGAAAGAAGATGGCAGGATGGACAAGGGAATATAAAGATCTCTTGGCTAATATATCTCCAAAGGATTTAACCAGATCACAAAAGACTGATCAATGGTTTGAAAAAATGACAAATAAACTGGAGGAACTTAGAGTAAAGAATCCTCTGGTTGCAAAAGAATTTGAAAATTTGTCAAAGGCATTAGATGAAGCATTAGGTAATCGTAGGGTAGATGATACTAAAGCTATAAATGATGAAATGGAGAAGTTAAAATTAAAATTAACTTCACATCGTCCTGTAGATGCTATCTCTAAGATAAATGATGAATTTGCTAAGATGAAACTTGAAATTGTTAATAATAAAGATTTCATCGAAAGAGGTTTAGTACCTGAGATGCTTAATCTTTGGGAGGTAACAAAGAAAGAACGTATTGAGATGGAAAAGCTCAATATGGCTTATCAAGCATCTGGTGCTGAATTAGAAACAATGTCTAAACGTGCAGAATTTATGACCGGAGCTTACTCACCTGCTAAACGTATGCAGGGTGAAATTAATCTATTAAAAATAAATCATCAAAAGGCAATGGAGGATATTCAAAAGGAAATTGATAAGACCTATAGAATATGGGTTAAAGATGGTCAATGGGCAACCAGAGAGGGATCTGCTGAAGCTCAACGTTATGTAAGAGCATTGCAGGATCAGATGGTCGAATTGACTAAAGTTACTGAAAGGGAATTGAGGAAAAAACAATATCCTATTTGGAATGATCTCGTTGAAGCATCTAATAATTGGGCAGAAGGATTTACAGATGCTTTATCTAATATTGTCGATGGTGTTGGTTCTGTTTCTGAAGCATTGCAAGCATTGCAACAGCAAATTATTAAAGATGTTTTGAAGACAGTTATTAAAAGGTCAATTACCGATCAATTACAAAGTGCTTTGGGATCTGGTGAAGGTTCTCCAATGGAAGGATTCTTTGGATTGTTTCCTGGGGGCAAAAAAGATGTTGGTAAGAAAGGAGGAGCAACAGAGATTACAGCATCTAAACCAATACCTGTGACTGTATATAATCCACAAGACTTAATGGATAGTACCGTTAAAGCTGTTGAACCAATGTCTAAAATACCTATACCTGAAGAAGCAGGATTGGGTATGAGAGTCTTTGTCACCAATTGGCCCATAGGTGAAGGTATGGGAGCAATGATTGGTGGAACCGGAGAAGTTGTAAGTGAAGGTGTCAAAAGTATATCTCAAGATATGTTATCGGCATCTGAGACTATTAAAGAGAATACGGCACAAGCAGAGAGCAGTACTAAATCATGGTATTCAGGGATTACTGATTGGTTTTCTGGCATTGGCAATTGGTTTAAAGGATTGTTTGGTGGAGGAGGAGCATCAGCAGGTGGTGGGGGCAATGCAATGAACTATGCAAGTATGGCAATGCAAGTTGGTTCAATGATAGGAATGGCAGGTGGTGGTGTTATTTCAGAACCGATTGTAGGAAAAGGAATGGAAAGTGGAACTACCTACAATTTTGGTGAACGTGCTAAATATGGAGAGAATGAAATTGTTGCTCCTATTAAAAAGATGCAAAGAAGTGTTGCTCAGAATAAAGTTGAATATCATATGCCAATTCATCTAAGTGCTATTGATACTCAATCAGGCACTCAGTTCTTAATGAAACATTCAGATGTTATTCAGGGTCAGATGATTAAGAATCTGAGACAAAATAAACCGATTAGAAAAGGAATACAAAACGCCTATTAAGGAGTGAACTATGGCATCAGGTGATCCTTTTAATTTTGATGTTCATTCCATCAAGCCACATACTCCCAATTGGAATGTGCTGCATACTGATATGGAAGGATGGAAAAGAAAGACACGTTTAAAATCAACTGATCCTATTCGCATGTGGACAGTTGAGGTACGTGGTAGAACTAATTCTGAAAAAGATACAATTCTTGCTCATTGGAATGATAACAATGGGCCTTTGACAAATTTTCAATGGAATGTTTTGCCTACTGTTTGGAATACAGGTTATGGAACTTATTATCAAGTTCAATATGAATCCTTTGAATATGAAAACCCTGATAATATAGCAAACATTTGGGATTTTGTCATAACCTTTAGGGAGTGGTTATAATGGCTAAAGATATTGATTCAGATTATCTACATTATTTTTTTAGAAGTGGCATTACAGTTCTAAATGGTTATAAGTTTTCAATTGATTCACCACAGGACAATCAGTTTATTGCTAACTCAGTAGATGTTGGAAATTATACTGCATTGGCTTTAAAACGTAATCCGGTTAGATCTGAGGAAGGAACGATCTTAAATGAATTGGAGATAGGTTTGGATTACGTGGATTTAAACTTAAAAAATGATGTATTATCTGGTAAATATAATAATAAACTTGTTCAGATCTACCTTGTTTTTCCTAAGAAAGTTACAACTGTTTGGACAGTTGATTATGAAATGCTTTTATTTCAAGGATACACAGATGAACCTAAAGGAGATGAACATTGGATAACAATGTCGATAAAACCATTTCCTTATCTTGATAGATTATATCCTAAACGAATTTATCAAGCAGGGTGTAACTGGACATTTTGTGGATCTGGTACGTGTGGTCTTACCCTGTCTAATTATGTAACAAATGTTAATCTATCTGCTCAATCAGATGGAGTTACTTTAACTTGTTCTCATGGACAGGCAGCAGATTATTTTGTTCCTGGGTATGTTCAGATAAAATCTGGATCTTTACAGGGTGCGGTTAGACCCATTTTAACAAATAGTACTTCATCGGTTACGGTGAGAGTTCCGTTTGATAGCACTATAGCAAATGGTGTTAATGTAGATATAGTTAAATTATGTGCTAAAAATTATGAGACCTGCGATACCGATTTTTCAAATTATGCGAACTATGGAGGTTATCCTTGGGTTCCCAAAGAACCGATATTGTAAAGGATAGGATAGTTCAAAACGCTCGTAAATTTATTGGTACTCCATTTAGACATTCCGGCAGGTCAACATTAGGTATTGATTGTGCCGGATTGTTGTATATGGCCTATAATCGAGCAGGAATTGAGCTACCTAAAAGTGACGGTTATTCTTATACCGTAGCATGGTGGAAGCAGACCGGAGCAAAAGAACGTTTGCTTGATGCTTTGCTTAACTGCGGATTTAGAATCTTATCTGATGATGAATTATATAATAAAGCAGATGTACCATTATTTAAATTGTTTGGTGACGATTATCCTGCACATCATAGTGGTATTATGATTGATCAGTTTAGTTTTGTTCATGCTAAATGTGGATGGAAATCAAGAGATAAAAGAGTAGATTTTGATATTTTAGAACCATCCTATAAAAAAAGATTAGCATATATGCTCAGACATAAGGAACTTGATTAATGGGTCAAACCTCTGGACAAACAGTTGGGATGGTAGTGGGTGGAGTAGTGGGTGGAGTCATTGGTGGCTTTCCTGGGGCAATGATAGGTATGTCTTTAGGTGGTCAATTAGGTCTTTGGATAGATCCACCTAATGCTCCCCCTCCCCCTGCTTTAGGAGATATTGAAACAAACTCATATGTTCGATCAACTCCAGTAGGTGTATGTTTTGGACAATGTAAAGTTTATGGTGGAGTTATTTGGGTAGGTGAAGTTAGTTCTGATTGGAATAATGAAGGGTCAAGAAAGAATCCAGAATGGGAAGCAGAAATGGATGCTGATTTTGCCGTTGCTCATTGTGAAGGTGAAATCGATTCATATACTGGACTTTATTATATAGATGATAAACGTGCCGGAACAATGGAAGCTGAAGGATATTCTGTAGGATTTACTTCATACGTTGGTTCTGCTGCTCAAAGTATTGATTCAAAGATAAGCTCATTTCAATCAGGAAAATCACTTGCTGCAATAAATTTTAAACATACAGCTTATAGTGTAATCGATTTACACGTTGAAGGACAGATACTTCAGAAATTACCTGCCATTGCTGCTGAAGTTGTGGGTTTTCTAATTGAAAGTGGTGAAGAAGATGCTAATCCAATTCGTTGTGTTTATGAATTTTTGACAAATCCACGTTGGGGAATAGGAATGGATACTTCATTATTTAATGGAGATCCAGATACGGTAGGATCACCCTGGAAGATTGAAGCAGATTATTGTGATACTTCTGTTCAATATATTAATTGGGATGATACACCTACGAATGAACCACGTTTTAGATTTTCAAATTTTTATGATACCAGAGTAAAAGCAGTAGATATTATCACCGATATGATGATTACCTGTAGGGGTTTGATTAGATTAAAGCAAGGAAAAATTGAACCTTTAATAGAAAAAGCAACTGAAGAACCTGAATTATATTATTCTGATCAACATAAAGCAACATTTAATGCCGGAGCATCAAGCACAGTTAGTAGACTTTATGATGACTTTTCATCTTACCCTGATATTTATTGGTTTGGAGATGAAGGAATTATTACTATCTCTGGAAATGAATATCGGTTTATAGTTAAAGATCAAACTTCCACTTATATTGATTTATTTGATGACCTTCCTGTATCACCTAATCTTAATGATAGTTTTGAAATAGTAAAAGATA